ACTGTTACTCAAGGTAACAAAACAACAGAGATTTCTATCCCAGATTACGCTAAACTCAAGAATGTTGTAGAGATGGATGATCTTGAGATTGGTTTCAAATCTCAGTTAGCATCATTCTTCAAGCGAGAAGACATGCCAGAATCCACAGTATTATTATCTCGCACTAAGCGTTTTGCGGATGGTGAGCCTAAGATGCTTACTAAAGCAGTAGATTGGTTCTTTGATCTAAATGCTAGATTTGAAAACTTAGCTGCTTTTGGACCTGAGTTCCGTATGGCTTATTGGGACCACGTAGGCCGTTATGCTACAATGCTAGGTACTGATGACTTATTGAAACTTCAAGATTCTGCCATGAAAACTTTAGCACCACTTCGTAAGAACGGCAAGGCTTGGGGCAAGAAGCACCAAACTATCAAGATTATTGAGAAGGAACTAAAGAGACGTGGAGATGATTACGTCCATGAGGGTGGAATAACCCTAGCTAACCTTAACTCAATGGCTTCTAAGCAAGGCGCTAAGTACACCAAAGAATTATTTTATGATGCATCTAAGCAGTTACAGTCTGCTCAGGCTATGCGTCTTATATTCCCATTCATTCAGGCGCAGTTTAATACCATTAAAAAATGGGGACAACTATTTGTTTCTAACCCAGTAAACTTTTACAAACTAGGTCGTGCTTACAATTCCTTGACAAAGGAAGGCTCAAGCGCTATTTACGACATAACTGGTGTTAAGTATGACGAGGGACAAGGCTTCGTCTATGAAGATGAGTTTGGTGAAAAACGTTTCCGTTACCCAATTGCTGGAAGTTTTATCGGAGGCTTAGTAGGTAGAAATATAGATTCTGCTCAATCACTACAACTTACAGCTCCTGTACAGTCACTTAACTTAGCTTTTGGTTCTGTTAATCCAGGAGTTCCCGGTATTGGTCCTGTAGGACAGTTTGCCTTTCAGGCAAGTGGTAAGTCAGCAGCATTTGGACCTGTCTGGGATACGATGCGTAATGTAGTAATGCCATTCGGAGAAATAACAGATCCTGTAGGGTCTCTTGCTCCAGCTTGGTTGCGTAAAACATTTTATTATCTTCTTAACGATCAAAAAACAGTTGAGCGTGGAGTAAAAGACTGGGCATCATACCTAGCTTCTACTGGTCAATATGGCGAAAATCCTTTAATGGACGACACCGCAAGAAATCAGTTGTTTAAGGATGCCGAGGGTATGTCTCGTGGTATTGGATTACTAACAGCCTTATTCCAGAGCATAGCACCAGCTACACCTTCTCAAGAAGTATTTGCAAAGATTCCTAATAACAAAAAGGTTGACTTTGCTAGCATGACTATGCTTTACAATGCATGGGATCAGATTAGCCGTAAGCATCCTGGTGATTACTTTGCAGCAGTTCATGAGTTTTCAACAGAGTTTGGCGAGCGCAATCTATTAGCAATCTTAGGTGGCTCTACTCGTACTGTTTCAGGAACTAAAGATGCTTGGACATTTTTGAATATGCATCCTGATGCAGCAGAAAAGTATGCTACTAAGAATGGTGATATTGTTCCATTCTTTTTTCCTGGTGGAGAAGGTGCTACAGCATACTACGCTTGGCAAAAGAAAACAGGACGTCGTGAACCTTTAAGCACAGAAGAGCTATCTTCTGCTGCGGAAGAACTTGTTTACAAGATGGCTAAGTCTCAGATTTCTGAGATGCAAGCTGCCATGGGATACTCAGATGTCTGGTATGCAGGTGAAATAAACAAACTTAACAAGCGTTTTGGTGATTCTGCTCCAGCATCTATTATTAATGTTGGTACTGACAATGAGCGTATTGCTAACGTTGCTAAAGCTTTACAGGATAAAGCATTTCAGATGTCTCCTGTATACAAAGAAACAGCACAATTCTATGAACAATATTCTAGAGCAATAGAACTACTAAAAGAAGCTCGCGTAACCGCAGACCCTGATTTAGGCAGTTCACACTGGTATGCAAGCGAGTTACGTTCACAACTACAAGAACTTGCTGACAGTTTAATGTTAGAGAATCCAGCATTCGCTCCAATGTTTTATCGTGTATTTGCAGGAACTATGAAAGCAAAGGACTAACGTGACAGAAACATACAACCAGATGCGACAGAGGCAGATATCCTCTTCAACCTATTCTTCCATGGGTGCTATGGCTAATAGCAATGCTGCCGCAGCTTTAGCTGCTCGTATTAGAGCAGAGGGTAGTTTCTACACTCGTACACTTGCTACAGCAGATCCTGTAGCATTCAGCAATCTTGCTGCTAGAGAACTAGATGCACTTCGTTCTCAGTTAAGAAATGACGGGTTTGGTAATAATGCAAACTATCTACAAGCTTTGCTTCGAGCAACTGGTAAGTCAAAAGGTAGTTCGCCACTAGGAACATTTAGTTATGAAGATACTAAGGCTTTCCGTGAGGCTGTAGTAGAGTCACGTCTTAATGGTGTAGAGTATTTAACCTTACTTCAAGATAACCTAGATAAAGGTGGAGTAGGCGGAACTAAGACTAAGTTTAGCAAAGAAGCATCCACTGCTATTAATCTAATTGATAAGTCTGATTCTAAGACTATGCTTTCTAAAGCATACTATGCCGCTTATGGTGAGGGTGCGCCACAGTCTGAAATTGATCGCTTTATGACCAAATTTAATGCTCGTGCTAAGAAAGAAGCCGTAACTACTACAGGACAAGGAACTTCTACTACAAGCACAGGCGGAACCACAGGTAAGTCTACAACCACTCGTTCTGGACTTGGCTTTACAGCAGAAGAACAAACCAACTTCCTTGCTAACTATCTCATGAAACGTGGCGTAAAAGTAACCCCAGAAACTGGTGGTGCTGTCAAGACATTTATAGATGAAATGCGTAATACCTACAAGGACAATAATTTAGTTGAACCTGAGTTCAACACACTAGCCAACAAAGCACTTGCTTTAATTGGCACAGGAGATCCTGAGATACTTAAACAAAAACTAGCAGAAGAAAAACAAAAGATTCGTAACCAAGCTGCTAAGTTGAATCCTGGCATGGCAGACATTCTTGCTAGAGGCGAGGACTTGAAAGATTATGCAGATCAATATATTAAAGTTGCTTCTTCTATCACACGCAAGACATACGATATGAACAATCCTCTCATTAAAAAGATGATGAATTACAAAGATGAAAAAGGTAACTATCGTGCAGCTTCAGATATAGAAGCCTACGAGATTATGCGTGGAAGCAGTGACTGGGATTCCAGTCCTGATGCATTTAACTCTTTCAGTGGTATTGGCGATATTATCGAACGAAAGTTAGGCTAATTAATGGCTAAAAAGAAAGTTGTTGAGACAGTAGTTAAAGCTGTCAAAGACCTACCAAAAGCGTTAGAAGCTAACAAAGCAGTAACAGCTGCTAAAGAAGCTGAAAAGAAAATTGATGCGATTCTTGCTAAGCCAAATATTACTGTTTCTGATATCAAGAAGATAGAAACCCTTGCTAAGACAGTAGAAAAGAATCTTGACAAGGCTGTAGATCTTGGCGCTTCAACAGCTAAAAACAGTCCTGTTGCTCAAGTTGAAAAAGCTGTAAAAACTAAAGTAACTGAGGCAAAAGCAGAAGCTCCTAAACCTGTCACAACTACGCCTAAAGAAGCACCTAAAGTAACAACTAAAGCAGCACCTAAAGCAGAAGAGGCTCCTGGTCCAAGCAACCTTCCTAAGTCTACTCCTACTAAACCTGCTGCAGCTCCTAAGACGCCTAAGACTCCTACTAAAACAGCTAAGGCGGCTGATGGCGATGGCCCTAAGACACCAAGTCAAACTGTTGGAAAGATAGATGATCTTCCACCTAATCTTAGACCACCATACGGAGTCTTTCCTGGTCTTGGTGGTATTGCTGCTGGTTCAGGCCTTGACAAAGGAACTCCTCAAGAAATTCCTGACGATGCCGACGATCCCACAAAAAATCCTCCAAAAATAGAGCTACCAAAAATAGAGCTACCTAAAGTCGACGGTAAAGACGGTAAAGACGGTAAAGACGGTAAAGATGGTAAAGATGGTAAAGATGGTAAAGATGGTAATAGTGACGGCGATAGCGATGGTGACGTATCTCCTGAACCACAACCAGAACCACAACCAGAACCACAACCAGAACCAGAACCTGAGCCTGAACCAGAAGTAGATAATTTTGCAACTCAATGGTTAATCTTAAAAGCTAAACTTCTGGCTGCAGGTTTACCTGAATCTACTGTAGATAATAGCGTTAATTATTTTAGAACTATTCTTAAAGATGGTAAATTTGCTGGAACGCCTAACGAACTTGAAAATGTAGTAGATCAGTATTTATATTTACCTACATATCAATCTAAGGCTGGAGAAGTAGTTGATTCACCATTCTACAAAGATTTTGGTAAGTTCAATGAGAAGCTTACTACTCGTAAAAAACCAGGTGAACTTGTAGGTCTTGTTCTAGGTTATAGAAGAGTTATTGATAAGTATGTCACTAGCGATACAGCTAAAACTGCATTCAAAAATGACGACTCAATAACAAAATACATGCAGAATGATGTGTCTGTTGCCGAACTTGATGAGCGTGCTAATGCTGCTCGTCTACGTTCTATCAATGCTGATCCTTTCTATGTTAAAGCTCTTATGGAACTTAAATACATAGATGCTTCTTCGGACCTAACAGCATTTTACCTAGACCCAAATGTAGGTACTAAAGCTCTTGAAGATCGTCGTACTGCTGGTGCATTCGCTACTGAAGCAGTCCGTAGAGCATCTGAAGCTACAGGTATCAAACTAGATACAGAATTTGCTAGACAGCAAGCTGCTCGTCTCACACAACTTGGTTATAGTGAGGCACAGATTACTCAGCTAGCAGGCGAAGGATACGAGAATATATCAGAACAACTCAGACCTACTGAGAAGTTATCTGGTATCTATGAGCGTAATCTAACAGGCGGTGCAGTTGATGCTGCTAAAGTACAACAAGAACTTCAGTCCGAGCAGTTCCTTGGAACAGCATCGGAACGTCGTAAGAGACTTAAAGAACAGGAAATCCAGGCGTTTAGAGGACAGTCTGGAATAGGAACAACAGCCCTTCGCTCCACAGCGATAGGCATACTCTAAAAGAATCCCGACATGGATCTATCGGCCCCATGCGGTGTATTAGACCGATAGTACGAGCCAATATCTATTCCCCTGTAGATATTGAGGCGTGCGCCAACTACTAGAAAGGGAGAGTTGCTATGAGCAACAACCGCGATAACTACTGGGATGACGAAGATGAAGATGATGACTTTACGCCATCATACGAATCGGAAACTGACCTTGTAAAGAAACTGCGTAAGGCTTTGAAGTCTGAGCAAAAGAGAAACAAGGAACTCGAAAGTTCACTAGGTGAACTCAGCAAGTCCCAAAGAGAGCGGATTTTGAAGGACGTATTTTCGTCCCGTGGCGTAAACCCAAAGGTTGCCGCATTTGTACCATCTGACTTGGATGCTTCGGAAGAAGCTATCGCAGCTTGGTTAGACAACAATGCCGATGTATTCGGCTTTGAAGTTAAACCAGAGCAAGAAGTAAGTCAGCGTGACGTCGCAGCTTTGCGACAGATAGATGCTGTAACAAGTGGTGCTTTATCCCCCGACAAGTCTGAAGATATAGCATTTCGTATTAACAATGCTAACTCTGAAGATGAAATCCTAAAACTTATCTACGGTTCACAATCGTAGCCACTTCGACCAAAAAGGATAGGTAAATGCCTAACTTGTATACCTCTGCTGCTTTGCCAGCAGGTCAAGCGGGTACAGTTGTCGGTGCTAACCTTGTTACTCAGGCGTATGACAAGCTCGTAGAGTTCGCTCTTCGTTCCGTTCCGTCATTCCGTGCTGCAGCTGACAAGAAGCCTGCACAGCAATCCCACGCAGGTTCATCTGTATTGTTCCAACTTTACAATGACCTCGCAGTAGCTACCTCACCATTGACAGAAACTGTTGATCCAGATGCTGTTGCAATTCCTGCAACAAGCACAGTCGCAGTTACCCTCAATGAGTATGGTAACTCAATCATTTCAACTCGCAAGCTCGACCTCTTCTCACTCGCTGATGTAGAGCCAGCTCTTGCAAACATTGTTGCATTCAACATGAATGACTCACTCGACACAGTTGTCCGTGATGTTCTAAATGGTGGATCACAGGTAATCCGCGAATCCGCTGGATCACTTTCCACCTCTGCAGCAATCACAACCATCACTGGTTCTGACACAATCAAGTCACGCGATATCCGCTACGCAGTAGCCAAGCTTCGCGCAGCAAACGTTGTGCCACGCCGTGGTTCTCTATACGCTTCCTACATTCACCCAGAGGTTTCACACGATCTTCGTGCTGAGACAGGAACTGCAGGATGGCGTCAGCCACACGAGTACGTAGATACCTCAAACATCTACGCAGGTGAGCTTGGAACATACGAAGGCGTTGCTTTCGTAGAGTCACCACGCCTACCAAACTCACAGGCTGGTTCAGGATCTGGCGGAAGCCAGGTTCGTGTGTTCTCAACATTCGTAATGGGTCAACAGGCTCTTGCAGAAGCAGTTGCAGAAGAACCACACACAGTTATCGGTCCAGTTACAGACAAGTTAATGCGTCTCCGCCCAATCGGCTGGTACGGCGTACTTGGATGGAACCGTTACCGTTCAGAATCTCTATGGCGTATCGAAACAGCATCGTCTGTTCGTCCAACCGTTTAGTTAATTAACTGACTGCTGGGCAGGGGAAACCCTGCCTAGTGGTGAGTTCATTAAAGGAGAACTATGGCTTTCTACTTCACACCACCAACAGTATCTGAAGGACCTGCAGGAGACAACGTACTGCACTACAGATATAAACTGGAACGTGGTATCACTGTAATCAAGGAGAATGATGTCTATCGTCAAGAACGTTTTCCGTATGCTGAAGATTTGGCTAATGCTGACTTGTATTACTTGGGTGGTCACCGTTATGAAATTTCATCTGCAGAAAAAGCATCGCTAGAAGCAGCGGGGTACACAGTAGAAACTGTATAGGGGGAACATGTTACACAGAAGTACACATCCTACAGATGTAGAAGGTTGCTTTGGATGCAAAATCCTAGGCATAAGCCTTAACGCAGGAGAAGCATCAACTAGAACCAGTATGTCCACCAAGAAGTGGGATGCTGAGTTGCAGGCTTATAGAGATGCTAGAGCACAAGGGATTCAACCGTCATCAACTCGTATGAAAGATATACAAGTGGCAGTTGAGGTAAGTAACAGAGCAGGAAAGGCGTTCAAAGCGGACGACTCAACAGGAGGGTTAATATAATGCCGATGGTTAGCGGAAAGAAGTTCCCTTACACAGCTAAGGGTAAGAAGGCAGCCAAGATGTATGCAAAGGCTGAGAAAATGGAAGAAAAGGCCATGATGATGAAGGCCAAGAAGAAAGCCGTTAAGAAGAAAGCGAAAAAGAAATAATGGCCGAAAAGAAAATTAAGAGAATCACCGGATCAGCAAGTACTTCTGCTGTGCCAGCAAAACCAACAAGCATGGGTGGCCGTAATTCTTTTTACGATACCAGTGGGTATAATCCAATTCAAAAAGCTGCTAGCACTGTAGGCAAATACGTTGGAAATATTAAAAAAGAAGTTGGTCAATATGCTGGCAGTTATCGTAAAACAATTGGAGCACAGAATGAAGCACGTACTGTACCACCTTCAATGCGCCCTGCTGCTAAAGCTAGAGCTAATGCTGCCGCAGCTTCTAATAAGAAAGACCTTGGTCAACTTGCCGGAGCAATCCTACAAGGACGTCGCTACGACAAAAAAGGCAGAATCAAATAATGTCATCTGGACAACATAAGACCCATCACGGTTTTAACTCTGTCCAGATTAAGGACGGGAAAGTGGTTCGTCTAAATAAGAACGGAACCGTAAGAGCAGTATTAGGAAAGTACGGAGAGTATGGCAAGCAAAAGAGATCCTAGGCTCGCAAGAGCAGGAGTTTCAGGCTTTAACAAACCTAAACGTACCCCTACTCACCCAAAAAAGTCTCATGTAGTTGTGGCTAAGCAGGGTGAACAAGTAAGAACAATCCGCTTTGGGGAACAGGGTGCTAGCACAGCTGGCAAACCTAAAGCTGGAGAATCACAACGTATGAAGATGAAACGCAAAAGTTTCAAGGCGCGTCATCGTAGAAATATATCCAAAGGAAAAATGAGTGCCGCATATTGGGCAGATAAGGTGAAATGGTAATGTCAAAATCATTTGATAGAAGCGCAGCTAAGAAAGCTGGCGCAAAAAGAGGACTTCCAAAAGGTGGAGGCAAAGGCGCTAAGGGAGAAAGACTTTACACTCCTGTAAGCCAAGCAACAATCGATAAAATTAAAAAGATGGGTATGACTAAGGCACTTGCTAAGGCAGGTAAGACCCCTAAGGGTGCTCGTGCTGAGTTCATCCAAGGTGTAAATCGTATGTACGGTGCTAAGCGCGTAGCCGCTGCTCGTGCTAAGGCTGCTCCTGCAGCTAAGTCTCCAGATGCTGCTCGTGCTGCTTACGCTAACAAGCCTGCTGTAAAGAAGGCTGCTGTTAAGAAAGCTGCTCCTAAGAAGTACACATCTAAGTCACCTAAGCCAATGAATCCAAAGGGTCTATTCCCTGGACTACTAGGTGGCAAGAAGTAACAATACAACCTAAATCAATTGCTCGAAAGACAGCGAGGTATAGATAATGGCAGTCGGAAATACAGGTTCCCCGTTTAGT